CGGCGCCCACATCCGCAAGGATGATGGGCTTCTTCCCTGCATCGTGGTCCGGGGCGATGCAAAGGCCGCCTCGCCGGCGGCGCAATTGAAAGGAACCGACATGGCACGCAAGCAAACGCCCGTCGCCGGCGAACAGGGCGACATCGAAACCAGCGCGAACGATCCGATCGAAACCCGCGGCGAACCCGCGGGGGGCGCCCCGGCGGCAACCGCCGCCGCGCCCTCGGCGGATCAGGTTCGCAAGGCCGAGCGCGATCGCATCGCCGCGATCAACGCATTGGGCGATCGCTTCAAGCTGGATCGCGCCTTCGTTCAGAAGCTGATCGATGATGGCGTTGACGTCGAAGCGGCTCGCTCGCAGATCCTCGATCATCTTGCCGAGCGCGATGAACGGGGCATCGGCCATAGCCAGGTATCCATGCCGGCCGGCGGCCTGGAGGCCACGGTTACGCGGCGCGAAGCGATCGTGGAAGCGATCCTGCATCGCGCTCAGCCGGGTTTGTTCCAGATCACGGAACGGGCGCGGGAATATCGCGGCATGACGCTGCTCGATCTGGCGCGAGATTGTCTCGAAACCGCCGGTATCCGTTGCCGCGGGCTTACGCCCGGCGAAATCGCGCATCTGGCAACGCGCGGCTCAGTGCCCGGCGGCATTGATCCGCTTTCGATTCGCGGGGCCGGGCTGCATTCGACCAGCGATTTTCCGCTGATCCTTGCGGCGGTCGCCGGCAAGCGCCTGCGCGGCGCCTATGCCTCCACGCCTCGGACGTTCCAACGCTGGGCGCGCGGCGTTACCGCCACCGATTTCAAGCCGATGTATCCTACGCAGATCGGCAACTTCCCCGCCCTGAAGGCGGTCATGGAGGGCGCCGAATTCTCGTACGGCACGATTTCGGAAGGCCGCGAGAGCTATCAGCTCGCCACTTATGGCCGCATCGTCGGCCTTACGCGGCAGGCGATCATCAACGATGATCTGCGCGCCTTCGATCGCGCGGTTGGAACAGCCGGCCAGCGCGCGGCCGATCTGGAATCGGCGATCGTCTACAACGTGCTGATCGCGAACGCCGCGCTGGCGGACGGAACGCCGTTGTTCCATGCCGATCACGGTAATCTGGGAACGGCGTCGGTCATCAATGAAGCCGCGCTTTCGGCTGCGCTGGAAATGTTCGCCCAGCAGAAGGATTTGGACGGCGAAGAATATATCGCCAACCGTCCGCGCTTCATCCTTGTGCCGCCCGGCCAGCGCTCGGTTGAAGCCCGCAAGCAGGTGGCGGCGACGACGCCCAATTCGACGCAGGATGTGAACGCCTTCGCGGGATCGTTCGAAGTGGTCGAAGAACCGCGCCTGTTCGTCACGGGCGGCCCGCAGCCCTGGTACATGGCCGCCGATCCGAACCTGGTCGATACGATCGAATACGCACATCTGGAAGGGCAGATGGAACCCTTCCTGGATCAGCGCGCGGGCTTCGAGGTCGATGGCGTGGAATTCAAGGTGCGCCACGATTTCGCGGCGAAGGCGCTGGATTACCGGGGCCTTTACAAGAACGCCGGCGCGAATCCGGCCTGATCCGCATAAGCGACCGCCCTTCCTCCCGGCGGGCGCCTCGGGCCGCGCCGTTCCGCCTTCGCGGCGCGGCCTCCCCTTTCCTTCTTCTAAAGGAGAACCTCGATGAAAAACTTCGTTCAACCGGGCGATACCGTTGTGGTTGCCGCCCCGGCGGCCGTTAATTCGGGCGATGGCGTGGTTGTCGGCGCGATCTTCGGCGTGGCTGTTAATGGTGCGGCCAACGGCGCCGATGTTCCGATCAAGACGATGGGCGTCTTCGATCTCCCGAAGGCCGGCGGGGATGCATTCGCCGTTGGTGATCGGGTCTACTGGTCGGCCGGCGCGAATGAATGCACCGCCACCGCCACCGGCAACTATCCGATCGGCACCGCGGTTGCCGCCGCGGCCGGCGGCGACGCAACGGTCCGCGTCCGTCTTGACGGCATCGCTACCGTTCCGGCGGCCTAATCGCCATGAACGCAATCGCCGGCGCGATCGAGGCGCTTTTCGCCGATCCGAACATCGGCCGGGAAGCGCTTTGGCGCCCAGGCGGTGGCGGCGCGCCTGTTCCCGTTCGCATCGTCTGGCGCGCGCCGGATACGGTTACGAACTTCGGATCGGGCCGCTTCGTATCGGCGGCCCGCTTCCTTGATGTACGGATCGCCCAAGTTCCGGCCCTTGAAAGCGGCGACTCCTTCGAAATCGATGGCGATCGGTACATCGTGCAAGGCGATCCCCTGCGCGATGACGAACGCCTGATCTGGTCGGCGGAAGTACGGCCCGAACTCCCATGAACACTCGCATCGTGGCCGCCATTCAAGGCGATCTGCGCAAGCACATGGCCGCCGAGATCAAGGGTGCGGAAACGGCGGTTATGACCGCGATTCGCCGGGCTGGAAGCGGTCTGAAGGCGGATTGGCGCGGACAGATCATCGCGGGCGGTCTCGGGCCGCGGCTCGCGCGCACCATCCGCGATCTATATTACCCGCGACGCGGTGAAAGCGTATCCGCCGCGGCGCTGGTTTATTCGCGGGCATCGAAGATCGTAGATGCCTTCGATCGCGGGGTAACCGTCAGATCGGCGAAAGGCTTCTGGCTGGCAATTCCTACGGAACTCGCTGGAAAGGGCCTGCGCGGCGGCCGTATTACGCCCGGCGAATGGGAACGGCGAACGGGCGTCCGCCTGCGGTTCGTCTATCGGCGTGGCCAATCGGCACTGCTGATTGCCGATGATGCGCGCATCAACAAGCGCGGGCGCGCCGTTCGGGCGCAGCGCAAGGCGGATCAAGGGCGCCTTTCGGCGATCATCTTCTTTCTGGTTCCATTCGTTCGGTTGAAGAAGCGGCTTGATCTGGATCGGGCAACCCGCGAATGGCAGGCGAAGCTGCCTGGGCTGATCGTCCGGAACTGGCCCGATATCGAAGCGGATTAGTGGAAATGTCGAAGCGCGAAGAAATCCTGGGTGCGCTTTTTACGCTGCTGGCCGCCATCGCCGGGCCGCGCTGGCTGCGCAACGATACGCTTCCGGAGCGCGTGCCGGCTGGCGGTATATGCATCCTGCGGGATGGCGATCCGGGCGAACCCGATGTGCTCCTTTCTCCGCCGGAATACGTTTATGAACATCGCGCCGAACTGGAAATCATAATCGAAGCCGCAACGCCGCAGGCGCGTGACGCGGCATTCGACGGATTGCTGATTTCGATCGGCGCCGCGATCGCCGCGGATCGGACGCTGGGGGGCCGTTGCGATTGGATAGAAGCGGAGGCGCCCGCGCCCCTGGATATCGCCGTTGAAGGCGCGCCCGGGCTGAAGGCCGCGTCGCTACCGATCGTCCTCAATTACGGCGTTCCGCTCGATCCTCTGTCCTGATCATCGAAGAAAGGAAAATCGAACATGGCACGCGCACAAGGCGCGCGGGCGCAACTGGCGCTCGCCTTCGAATCCGTCTACGGCACGCCGCCGGCGCCACCGGCCTATTGGCGCATGCCCTTCGCGTCTTCGACGTTGGGATCGGAGCAGCCTCTTCTTAATTCCGAACTGTTGGGCTACGGCCGCGATCCGCTGCCGCCGGTGAAGGATGTCGAGAACGCGGATGGCGATATCGTCGTCCCGATCGATCTGCGCGCATGGGGAATTTGGTTGAAGGGCGCCTTCGGCGATCCGATCACAACCGGCACCGGCCCGTATTCGCATGAATTCCGATCCGGCAGTTGGACGCTTCCATCCATGTCGATCGAGACCGGCAACCCGGAAGTTCCCAGCTTCCGCATGGTCGCCGGCTGTGTCGTCAATACGATCTCCTGGCAGATGCAGCGTTCGGGGCTGCTTACCGCCACGGTGGGTCTAATCGCGCAGGGGGAAACGCCGGCTGGCGCCAGTGTTGCGGGCGCGCTTACCGATATCGATCTTGTTCGCTTCGGCCAATTCAACGGCGCGATCGAACGCGGCGGCGTGCCCTTGGGTAACATTGTTTCCGCGCAGATTACTTATTCGAACAATCTCGATCGGATCGAGACGATCCGCAACGATGGCAAGATCGAAGGCGCCGATCCGACGATCGCGGCACTTAGCGGATCGATCGATGTTCGGTTCGCTGATCAGGTGCTTCTGGATCAGGCGATCGATGGCGAGCCCGCGGAACTGAAGTTCAGCTTCGTTCGATCGGCCAGCGAATCCTTCGAGCTGGTCGCGCATGCGGTCTACCTGCCGAAACCGCGCCTGCCGATTCAGGGGCCGGCCGGAATACAGGCAACGTTTGAATGGCAGGCCGCGCGCGATTCCGTGCTCGGCCGCATGTGTACCGCAACGCTGATCAACGATCAGCCCGATTACAACAACCCGTCCTGATGGGGGCTTCAAATGATACGGCTTGATCTAAGCTCGGGGCCTCGCTGGCTCGATCTTGGGCATGGGGTTCGCGTGGAGGTGCTCCCGCTTACGACGGCAATTATGATCTCCGCTCGGAACGATCCTGCGGTTCGCGATCTGCCCGCAGATGCCCGCGAAGAGGAACGCGCGCTGGCGTTTTCGAAGGTTGTCGGCCGCCGTGTAATCATTCAATGGGAAGGCGTCGGCGATGCGGAGGGCAATCCCCTCGAACCTACCCCCGAAGGGATCGATGCGCTGATGGAATGCTATCCGATCTTCGAAGCCTTCCAACTTCGCTATATCGCCAAGGGCATCGCTCTGGACCTCGAAAAAAACGCATCCGCGCCCTTGCCGAATGGCACTTCGGCGGGGGCGCCCGATACTGCGCCGCATGCGAAGCCGCGTGCCGGGATTGCCCGGCGGTCCTGAACGCGCCTCATACTGTTGAAGGGGCGCAGGTCTGGGATTTGGCGCTTCGGATGGGCGGTCAGCTCCGCGCCGTCCCAGGCGCGGCGCTCGGCTGGGATTTGGGCGCCGGCATGGCGCTCGCGCAAGCGCTGGGCGTCAACACCTTGGTTGCCGCGGAAATCCTCCCGGAAATCGAAGCCATCGCGGTGCGCGCGATCAACAACCAACTAAAGATGGAAGAAAAGGATGGCTGAACGCCGCGTCTCCGTTCGCCTATCGGCGGTTGATGGCGACAAGTTCAAGGCCGATCTGGCGGCGATCGGCTCCGATGGGCAGCGCTCGCTTCAGCTGATCGCGGGGGGCGCGGCGCCGGCCAGCGCCGGCCTGGCGAAGGTTGAAGGCGCGACCTCCGCGGCGCTCCGCCAATTGGAGGCGTTGGCCGATCGCGCTGGCAGGGCCGCGGCGGGCCTGCGTGCGGCTGGGGCTTCAACCGGAACCCTCGTGGAGCGCATCGACCAGATTACGGGCGTCTCGGGTCGCATCCAGCGGAGCGCGACCGACATCACTGATTACGGCTCCGCGCTCGATGATCTGCGCGCCAAGCATAACCCGCTTTTCGCGGTGATACGCGACTACCGGACGCAACTGTCGGAGATCCGGCAAGCGCATCGCGTGGGCGCAATCAGCGCGGATGAAATGGCTGCGGCCATCAGCCACGAACGCCGCGCCGCACTGGAAAGCATCGCCGCAATTAAGGGGCGAACGGCCGCTATTCAGCAGATGGATACCGTCACGCGGGCGGCATCCTACCAAACGCGCAATCTGCAATTCCAATTGATCGATATCGCGCAGGGTATCCCGCTGGCGTTTCAATCGCCACTTTACGCCCTACAGAACTTCGCCTTTCAGGGCGCGCAGATCGCGCAAATCTATGGCCCGGAAGAAGGCGGCGTTGGTCGGGCGATCCGCGAAGCCGGCAGCATGGTCGGGCGCTTCGTCGCGCGCCTGGCACCGGTAGCGGTTGTGGCGGCCGCGGTTGCCGCCGCGATCGGCGGGATGACATACGAAATCAACCAGACCACGGATGCCACGGTTACATTCGGCGATACCGCGCTGGCGGTTTGGCAGGTCATCCGGGATGGTCTCTACAGCATTCTGAAGCCGGCGATCGATGCCGTCGCGCCTTGGTTTCAGATCGCATGGGACCTGATCATCGCGGGCGTGAAATGGGTCGGGAACCTGATCATCAATTCCTTCCGCGCGGCATTCGAGGACATCAAATCCGTCTGGAATAGCCTTCCGGACATCCTGGAAGGCGCTGTCATTGGTGCCGTGAACGCTGTGATACGCGGCGTCAATGATATGGTGCAAAAGGCTGCGGCGGGGATCGACTGGCTTATAGAGAAGATAAACCAAATCCCTGGAATCGATATCGCCCCAATCGGGGCACTGAAGCCGCTCGAGGAACTCGCGAATCCGGCTGCTGATCGCGCATTGGCGGCCTTGGAGGAGCGCAACAGGCGTATCGCCGAGATCATGTCAAGCGATCCGCTCGAGGAGTTCTTCTCGGAGGTCCGGCAGCGCGCCATCGCCAATTCGATCAAGCGGACGAAGGAAGAGACCGACAAGGCCGCAGATTCGATGCGTCAACTGCGGTCGGAGGGTGAACAAGTCTATCATTCCGTTCGCACAGCCGCGGAAGAATACGCCGATACGGTGGCCAACCTGAACCGGCTGCTCGATGCCGGCGCGATCAGCTTCGAAATCTATTCGCGCGCCATCAAGCAGGCGCAGGATCGGTTCGAGGAAATGGCAAAGACGGAACGTCGCCGCCAGCTACGCGAATCCGGCGATCTGTTCGGTGGAGCGATCGCCTTCCTGGATGAATATGCCGAAAAGGCCGGGACGACATCTAAGCTGATCGAAGAAAGCTTCAGCAAAGCATTCTCCGGCGCCGAAGATGCCGTCGCGCAGTTTGTCCAGCAGGGGAAAGTCGATTTCCATTCGCTAATATCCTCGATGCTTGCCGATCTGGCGCGGCTTTCCATCCGGCAAGCCGTTCTTGGGCCGCTTGCGGGTTGGCTCGGCGGTTTATTGGGCAGTGGCAGTGTCGATCCTTGGGCGGGGTTACGCACTGTAACGCTCCATGGCGGCGGCATTGCCGGCCGCGATGGCGCCGCCCGTACGGTTCCGGCGCTCGCCTTCGCCGCCGCGCCGCGCCTGCATGATGGATCGGGGATGCTTGGCCTGCGGCCGGATGAAATGCCGGCGATCCTGCAACGCGGCGAACGGGTGCTGAACCGGCGGGAAGCGCGGGAATGGGAGCGGGGCCGCGGCGTTACGATCAATATCAGCACGCCCGATGTCGAAGGCTTCCGGCGAGCGCGAACGCAAATCGCGGCCGATCTCGCGCGGGCGGTCGCCTACGGATCGCGGGGGCTGTAGGCCATGGCGTTTCATGAAATCCGATTCCCGGATGATATCTCGCGCGGCGCGCGGGGCGGCCCCGAACGGCGAACGCGCATCGTTGAACTGGCATCGGGCGATGAGGAACGGAATTCGCCATGGGCCGATAGCCGGCGCCGCTACGACGCGGCCTATGGCATCCGCCGCGCGGATCAGCTCGCGGCGGTGATCGCCTTCTTCGAAGCGCGGCATGGGCCATTGCATGGCTTCCGCTGGAAGGATTGGGCCGATTACAAATCCTGCCTGCCTTCGCAAACGCCCGCGGCAACGGATCAGATCATCGGCGAAGGCGACGGCGAGAAGACCCAGTTCGAGCTGGTGAAGGCGTACGTATCCGGCGCGCAAAGCTATTCGCGGCGCATCCGGAAACCGGTGGCAGGAACCGTCCTGATCGCGCTTGACGGCGTTCCGCAAGCCTCGGGCTGGTCGGCCGATATAACAACCGGGATCATTACCTTCGCCGCCGCGCCGGGCGCGGGCGTGATCGTTACGGCCGGCTTCGAATTTGATGTGCCCGTGCGCTTCGATTCCGATCGGCTGGATGTGACCCTGGATATCGAACGGCTCGGCTCGATTACCTCGATTCCGCTGATCGAAATCCGCCGATAGCGATGGCGCCGCTGTTCTTTCGCATCAAGCAAAATCCCCATGCGGGGATGATCGAGGCCTGGATCGCGGAACATGGCGTTCGCCGGTTCGCCATCGGCGATGCCGGCGCCGAAGAAGCGCTGGCCGAAAGGTTGCGGGCCGAGGGCTATCGGGTCTGGACTTACAAGGGTCAGTTCCGCGTTTCGAACGGCCGTGGGCGCCCGAAGCAGCTTTCGCGGGCCGCAGTCATCAAACTGGTCGATAAAATCCGTGCGGAAGCAGGCCTCGAACCGCTGAAGCGATGCCAGGCGCAAAGGGAGGAATGCAGGCGATGAAGGTTCTGCCGGGCGGCATGCAAGCGCATCTGGATAGCGGCGCTACAACGCTGGCCTGGGCCTGGCGGATCGAACGGGCCGACGGGCAAATCTTCGGCTTTACCGATCATGATCGGCCGTTTTCGTTCGGCGGCCTAACCTACGAACCGGAATCCGGGTTTTCGGCTTCGGAAATCCGCGCCGGTTCCGAACTGGCGGTCGATGCGCAAGAAGCGGCGGGCGTGATTTCTTCCGATCGCATTACCGAAACCGATATCCTGGATGGCCGCTGGGATAACGCGAAGATCGAAGTCTGGCGGATCAACTGGAACGATCTCGATCAGCGTGTCCTCATGCGGCGGGGCAATATCGGGCAAATCCGCCGGGGGAAGGCGGCGTTCGTGGCCGAGGTGCGATCGCTGGCGCATATCCTGAACCAGACGGTGGGCCGAACCTTCCAATACTATTGCGATGCCGAATTGGGCGATGGCCGCTGCGGCATCAATCTGAACGATCCGGCCTATCGCGGCGAAGGGGAAATAACGGCGGTCCTGGCCGATCGCGTCTTCGAAGCTTCCGGCCTTGGCGGCTTCGCCGCGGGTTGGTTCGAGCTCGGGTTCGTTGAATGGCAAACCGGCGCGAACGCCGGCCGCCGCGCCGAAGTATCCGCGCATTCCGTTTCGGGCGGCATCGCCCGAATCGAACTGTTCGAAGCGCCGGTGCGTCCGCTTGCGATCGGCGCGCAACTCGTCATTCGCGCTGGCTGCGATAAGCAGTTCTCCACGTGCAAGGCGAAGTTCGCCAACGCGATCAACTTCCGCGGTTTCCCGCATATTCCCGGCGACGATACCGTGGTCCGATACGCGAACCGGGGGGATAGGAACAGCGGCCAGCCGCTTTAGCGGCGGCGGCAAGGGGGCGGTCGGCGGCGGGGGATATCCCGCGTAAGCCCGATAACGGTGCTCAGGGCCGTAAGGGCCGGCTGATCCGGCCGCCGCCCCCCGTTTCCGCCGGTTTCCGCCTGATGGCGCCGACGCGCGCGGGCTAACTTGAAATCCGAAGCTTGGCGCCCCGGTCCGCGAGGCCATCAGCCGGCGCGGCGGCCGCCGGGGCATACCAAGCGGCGATGCCGCGGGCGCAAAAAGCAGCGTTGCCTCCCAGCGCTGTCGATCGGGGTGGCGGGAAACCGCCGTTGGGGCTCACCGCAAATCGCCGCAAGCCGCCAATCATTCGCAGGGATGAATGAAAGTGAATCTTGCTACTGCCATAGATGGCCGACTGCGCGCGCATCGGCGAACGGCAGCGCTCATGCGGCGCAAGGGCGCGAACGCCCCAATCGTTTCCGTTCTTGCCGAACAGCTCATCCATATCAGCGTCGCCGGAAAGAACAGGATCGCGGCGCGGCAAGCAGCGATGGCGATCCGCGCCGCATTGATGGGCGCGCCCCTCGGCGAACCGGCGGCGATTCTTCGTCATATCGCAACGGATTACCTTTTCGGCGATTGGCGGAAAGCAGGCATCGCATGGATACGCTTCCGCGCCATGCCTGCGCCGACCGCCGAAGAAGCCACGCCCGTAACGGGGGAAGGCGATGCGGCCGGCTGATCCCGTTCGCGTTGCCGCCGCCGCGCGAGGATGGCTGGGCACCCCGTATCATGATCAGGCTTCGAACAAGGGCATCGGTTGCGATTGCCTTGGCCTGGCGCGCGGCATCTGGCGCGAAATCGTAGGCCGCGAACCGATGGCGCCGCCGCCCTATTCGCGCGATTGGGGGGAAGTAGGCGGCCGCGAAACCTTCGCGGAATCCGTTCGCCCATTCATGATCGAAATCGATCCGGCGACCGCCTCAACCGGTGCCCTGGTTCTGTTCCGCATGCGCGATCGCGCGCCCGCGAAGCATTGCGGAATCTTGATCGCGCAGGGCGCATCCATGATCCATGCCTATGAACGCTGCGGCGTGATCGCCGTCCCCTACGATCGCGCATGGAGGCGCCGCGCGGCCTTCGCGTTCCTTTTCCCCGCCCCGGGGGCATAAGCGGATGGCTTCGGTAATTCTGAACGTTGTCGGCGGCGCGGTTCTGGGGCCGATCGGCGCCGCCATCGGATCGATCGTCGGCGCGGCCATCGATAGCCGCATCGTAGCCGCGATGACGCCTACACAGCGCATCGAGGGGCAGCGCCTGGAAGATGTGCGCGTTACGACATCGACCGAGGGGGCGGTGATTCCGCGCGTCTACGGGCGAATGCGCGGCGGCGGAAACATCATTTGGGCTACCGATTTCCGGGAGGAAACGCGGACAACCCGCACCGGCGGCGGCAAGGGCGGGGGTGGGGGCGGAACCACGGTTACGGAATATCTCTATTTCTGTTCCTTCGCGGTAGCGATCTGCGAAGGCCCGATCGCTTCGATCGGGCGCATTTGGGCGGACGGCAAGCCCTTTGATTTGAAAGGGGCGACGTACCGCGTCTATCGCGGCACCGAAACGCAAATGCCCGATCCGCTGATCGAAACCATGATGGGCGCCGGCAACGCGCCGGCTTATCGCGGGACGGCCTACATCGTCTTCGATAACCTGCCGCTGGAAAAGTTTGGGAACCGGATTCCCCAGCTTTCGTTCGAAATCTTCCGCCCGCTGGACGATCCCGATTCCGCCGAACAACTTGTGCGCGGCGTCACGATGATCCCCGCCGCGGGCGAATTCGTCTACGCAACCGAACCGATCCTGCGCAATGTCGATGGCGGAACCGTCCCCGAAAACGTCAATTCGACAGACGCGCGACCGGATTTTCTGGTGTCGCTGGATCAGCTCGAAGCCGCCGCGCCGAATGTCGAATCCGTTGCGCTGGTGGTTTCCTGGTTCGGCACCGATCTGCGCGCGGCCGAATGCCAGATCATGCCGGGCGTGGAATTCGCCAACAAGATCACGTCGCCGAAATCGTGGTCGGTAGACGGCGTAACGCGCGCCAATGCGCATCTGATCAGCCGGCTGCCGAACAGCAACGATCCGGCCTACGGCGGTACGCCGGCCGATTTCGCCGTGGTGCAGGCGATCCAGCGCCTGAAGGCCCTAGGCTACCGCGTAACCTTCTATCCCTTCATCCTGATGGATATCCCGGAAGGAAACAGCCTTCCGAACCCCTATTCGAACAACGCTTCCCAAAACGGGCAGCCTAAGTATCCCTGGCGCGGCCGCATTACATGCTCGCCAGCGCCAGGCTTCACCGGAAGCCCGGACAAAAGCAGCGCGGCCGCAACGCAAATCAGCGCCTTCTTCGGTAGCGCACTGCCTTCGGATTTCGTCGTCTCCGGAACGAACGTTTCCTGGAATGGCCCGGCCGGCGAATGGGGTTACCGCCGCATGGTGCTGCATTACGCGCATCTTTGCGCCGCGGCGGGCGGGGTCGATGCCTTCCTGATCGGTTCCGAACTGCGGGGGCTTACGCAAGTTCGATCTTCCGCTTCCGCCTATCCCGCCGTGGCCGAACTGCAATCGCTGGCATCGGCGGTGCGCTCGATCGTAGGGGGCGGAACCAAGGTCAGCTACGCGGCGGATTGGTCCGAATATTTCGGGCATCATCCGCAGGATGGAACGGGGGATGTCTTCTTCCATCTTGATCCGCTTTGGGCGGACTCGAACATCGATTTCATCGGCATCGACAACTACATGCCGCTTTCCGATTGGCGGGATGGCTTCAGCCATGCCGATGCGGTTGCCGGCTGGCGCTCGATCTACGATCTCGATTACCTGCAATCGAACATCGAAGGCGGCGAGGGCTACGATTGGTTCTATGCATCCCAATCCGATCGCAATCAGCAGATCAGGACGGCCATCACCGATGCCGCCTACGGCAAGCCGTGGGTCTTCCGCTACAAGGATATCCGCGCCTGGTGGCAGAACCAGCATTTCAACCGGCCCGGTGGCGTTGAAAGCGGATCGCCTACGGCGTGGGTGCCGCGTTCGAAGCCGATCCGCTTTACGGAAGCCGGATGCCCGGCGGTAGATAAAGGGACGAACCAACCCAACGTCTTTGTCGATCCAAAATCGTCCGAAAGCCTCCTGCCATATTATTCGCGCGGCGCGCGCGACGATTACATCCAGCGGCGCTACATCGAAGCGCTCTATCGATATTGGGCCGCGAACAACCCCACATCGCCCGTTTATGGCGGCCCGATGCTGGATATGGCCGAGCTTTCGATATGGACATGGGATGCGCGGCCCTATCCGGCCTACCCCGGGCGCCCCGATGTTTGGGGCGACGCCGCGAACTGGCGCCTTGGCCATTGGCTTACCGGGCGCCTGGGCGCGTCTTCGCTCGGCGCCCTAGTTCGGGAAATCTGCCGGCGCGGCGGCATCGACGATTCGCTGATCGATACGGCACTGCTCTCCGCAACCGTTCCGGGATATACGATCGAATCCCTGGAAAGCGCGCGCGGATCGATCGAACCGCTGGCCCGCTTCTATGGCTTCGATGCGGTAGAATCCGATGGCGCGATCCGCTTCATCCCGCGCGGGGGCGGCCCGCTGCTTACGATCGGCCCCAACGATCTGGTGGCGGCGGAACGGCGCGAAGCGGAAGATATCGAATTCACGCGCGGGCAGGAAACCGAGCTGCCATTGGCGCTGAAATGGCGCGTGATCCAGAGCGATGGCGAATACGATGGCCTAACGGTCGAGGCGCGCCGCATCACCGTCGATACCGCGCGCATCCGCTCGGAAAACTTCGGGATCGCCACGGTGGGTTCGGAAGCGGATGCGCGCTGCCGCCGGGCTTTGTTCGAGGCCTGGATCGCGCGGGAAGAAGCGCGCTTCGCCCTGCCGCCATCGAAGCTGGCGCTCGATCCGACCGATGTTGTGCTGCTCGAAAACGATGGGCGGCTGCTGGAATACCGGTTGCTGGCGATCGGCGATACGGACTCGCGGCGGATAGAGGCCAGCCGTACCGATGCCGTCATCTATGGCGCGCGCCCCGGCCCGGATCGATCGCCGTCGCTGCCCGCGCCAACGGTCTATGGCGCGCCCGCCGTAGCAATGATGGATTTGCCGATGATCCGGGAAGATGTCCCCGCCCATCGGCCGTTCATCGCGGTCTTCGCCTCGCCCTGGTACGGGCAGGCGGCCGTCTATCGCAGCGCCACGCAGGATGGGTTCCTTCTTCTGGATTCGGTTGGGCGCCCGGCGCGCCTGGGAACGCTGGCGTTCGATTTCTATTCATCGGGCGCGGCCGGCCGCAATTTCGATCTGGCGAACGAACTCTACATCGATTTGCTTACCGGGCAGCTCGAAAGCGTAACCGATCTGGAACTGTTCGCCGGCGCGAATGCCGCCGCGATCGAATCCGCGCCGGGCGTCTGGGAAATTGTCCAGTTCGCCAACGCCGAATTGATAGATACGCGCCGCTATCGATGCAGCCGCCTTCTGCGCGGGCAAATGGGGACGGAAGGGGCGATGCGCGATCCGGCACCGGTCGGAAGCCGGGTTGTAATTCTGGATGCGGCGATCGCGCCGCTATCCATTAGCGAAGCCGATCTGGGGCTGGCCTACAATTGGCGCATCGGGCCGGCCGATACCGAACCGAATGCGGAAAGCTACGCGGCCCTGCAATTTACGGCGGAAGGTATCGGCCTGCGGCCGTATTCGGTTGGGCATGTCAGCCAGCCCTACAGGAAGGCACGGCAACCCGGCGATCTCACGATTTCCTGGATCAGGCGAA